TGTATTATAATAATTCTGTGAAACAACCTAAAAAGAAAAAGAAAGCATCTGATGCCGATTACGTAAGTAATCAAGAGTTATATGATGCTTTAGTAGAATATCGTAAAAAGTCTGCTGACGCAGACAATGCTGGCCGCAAAAAACCAAAGTTACCAGATTTCATAGGCGAATGCATTCTTAAGATTGCATCTCGCCTTTCTTATCGTCCTAATTTTGCAAATTATCCATATAGAGAAGAAATGGTATCAGATGCAGTATTAAACTGCGTTACATACATTGATAACTTTGATCCCAGTAAGTCTACAAGTCCATTCGGGTACTTGACACAGATTTGCTGGTTTTCTTTTGTTCGTATAATAAACAAAGAAAAGCGAGAAAAGTATACTCAGTATAAATTTGCTGAACAACAGAATGATAAAGATTTTCATAACTGGTTCAATGAAACCTATGCGGGAATTGATATTGGTAGAAGAGATTTTTTTGGCTTGACCGACCTTGATATGGAACGGTTTGATGAAATGCTGACACCAAAGAAAACAAAGAGAAAAAAGAAAGTAAAAAAGGATTCATTGGATATATGAAAAAAATAGCACTAATTACAGGAATTTCTGGTCAAGATGGAAGTTATCTTGCAGATTTATTGTTATCTAAAGGTTATGAAGTTCATGGATTAATTCGTCGTTCTTCTTCTATTAACACAGATAGAATCGATCATTTGATCAATAATCCTGATATTCATAATAAAACTTTATTTTTACATTATGGTGACTTGACGGATTATACCAGTATATCAAGTATCTTAGTAAAACACAATCCTACAGAAGTTTATAATCTAGGGGCACAGAGCCATGTAAAACTTTCATTTGAGATGCCAATTTTTACAACTAATACTGATGCAGTGGGTACTTTAAATATTTTGGAAGCAATTAGGCAGTATCAAGATATTTCTGGAAACAAAGTAAGATATTATCAAGCTTCAAGTAGTGAGATGTTTGGAAAAGTAATGGAAGTTCCTCAAAAGGAAACTACCACCTTTTATCCAAGGTCTCCATATGGGTGTGCTAAAGTATACGGTCATTATCTGACAAGAAATTATCGAGAAAGTTATGATATGCATGCTTCCTGTGGTATTCTTTTTAACCATGAAAGTCCTCGTCGTGGCGAAACATTTGTAACTCGTAAAATCACACGAGCAGTCACAAGAATTGCTTGTGGGCTGCAATCTAATTTAACTCTCGGCAATATGGATTCTCTGAGAGACTGGGGTTATGCTGGTGATTATGTCGAAGCTATGTGGTTGATGCTGCAACAGGATACCCCAGATGATTATGTTATTGCAACTGGAAAGATGATTTCAGTTAGAGATTTTTGTGATTATTCTTTTGGATTAGTTGGTTTGGATTATAAAAAATTTGTTATCGTAGATTCAAAATATTTTCGTCCAACTGAGGTTGATGAACTTCTGGGAGACGCTACAAAAGCAAGACAAAAATTAAATTGGCAACCAAAAGTATCTGTATTTCAATTGGCTGAAATGATGATTGAAGAAGACATGAAACTTGCAAAGAAAGAATTGGTTCTGCAACAAGCAGGGATATATGAAAGCAGTAATTCTTAACGATACCCACTTTGGCTATAAAGCCGATTCTCCTATCGTATTGGAATATTTTCTATCGTTCTTTGAAGAACAATTGTTTCCTTATATTAAGGAAAATAATATCAAAACTATCTTCCATCTGGGAGATGTTTTTGACCGTAGAAAGTATATAAACTTTAAAACATTACATCAAGTGCGAACTAGGTTCTTTGAACCTCTTAGAGACATGGGAGTAAAATGCATTGCTATTTGCGGAAATCATGATACTTATTACCGTAACAATAACAATGTAAACTCATTGCATGAGTTGGTTGCGCCATATCAAAACTGGGAAATCTATTCTGAACCCACCGAGATTCAAACCTCAGCAGGTTGCGTGGCTCTTCTACCATGGATCAATCCAGAAAATGAAGGACAGGCAGCAAAGTTTATCACCAATACCACCTGCTCACTTCTAATGGGTCATTTGGAATTATTTGGATTTCAGAGTATTCGTGGTATCTTTATAGAGCAAGGATATGATCCCAAACACTTCGACAAGTTTGAATACGTTCTTACTGGGCATTATCATATTAAGTCCACTCGTGACAATATTCATTATCTGGGGACGCAATACCAGATGGCTTTCTCAGATGTTTGGGAACCGAAAGGATTCCATGTATTTGACTTTTTGGCTAGAGAACTGGTATTTGTCGAAAATAACAAAAAGTTATTCTATACGTTTGATTATAATGAAGACGAACCAGAAAAACTTGACTACTCAAAATTCAAAGACTGCTATGTCAAGATTTTTATCAAAAAGCGCACGAAAGCTGCGAGTTTTGAAAAATACATGGATAAATTCTATGAAGCAGGCGTGGCAGAATTGGCAGTGACCGAAGAGGTATCTGCAAACCCTGAATTAGTAGCGGTAGATGTTCATAAGGATACTCTACAACTTTTACACGAAGAACTTGAGACTATTCAGGAAAAGTCTATTGACAAGAAGTTTCTTGCAAGGATCATAGATGAAGCGTATAATAGTGCACTATCAAAGGATGAAGAGTGATTGAATTTTTAAAAGTTCGGTTTAAAAATTTTGGATCGTTTGGCACAAATTTTTCAGAGATTAAACTAGATAACCATAAGACTACGCTAGTCACGGGTACTAACGGACATGGCAAGTCTTTTGCGCTATTGGACTCCCTGTGCTTTGGGTTGTTTGGAAAGCCCTTCCGACCCATTAATATACCGCAGCTTGTAAACACCGTTAATGGCAAGAATTGCCTAGTTGAGATAGAGTTCAACAAGGCAGGATCTCATTATTTGGTTCGCCGTGGTCTGTCTCCAAAGATCTTTGAAATTATCAAAGATGGGGATATGATTGACCAGAATGCCAAGTCAAAAGATTACCAAGAAATGTTTGAAGAACATATTCTCGGCTTTGATTATGCGGCCTTCAAGCAGGTTGTAATCCTTGGTAAGTCAAACTTCATACCATTCATGCAGTTGACTCCTTCGGAACGCCGTAAGATCATTGAAGGTCTTCTGGATCTTGATATCTTGGCAGATATGAACCAGCATGTAAAAGGACAACTTAGTTCGTTGAAGGTTTCTATTGGAGAACATGAAAGTCTGGTCAAGATTGCTCATGAAAAGATAAAGTCTCAAAAAGAATTTATCGATCAAGTAAAAACCAGCAATGCTGATGATATCAATGTTCTTGTAAATCGAATTAAAGAATACCAAGACCAAATAGATAAAGATAGAATCCTAGTTAAGACTGAACTTGATGTTCATAAAAAGCTTGGAGAACAAATAACAAAGATTAATAAAAAGATTGAATCACTCAAAGATGTTCCATCTATGTTAGTAAAGACAGAAACGCTTCACGCCACCCTGTTAGATGACATTAAGGCACTAGAAGAAAACGCAACCTGCAAGTGTTGCTTACAAGTTCTTCCCAAATATCAAAAAGAAAAACATCTGGAAGAAAAACGCAAGAAAGCCAAAGACTGTTCTGAGGCACTTAAAGTCGCAGAAAAGAAAAATATTGAACTAGAAGCGTCTAAGAAAGAATATGAAAAACTCATGGTCTTGTCTAGAGCAAAAGTTCAAGACATAAATGCTTTGAATTACAGAATTGGAAACGCAGAATCCAATATCAAAGTAATTGAAAAAGATAAGAAAGACAAAGAAGCCTCAAGCAATATTTCTATACTGGAAAATAGCCTGAATGAATCGGAAAATAAAAAGAATGATATCGCCAAAAAACTTGAATCTTTTATCTCTCAACAAATTCACTATGATGTTGTTTATGATATCCTCAAAGATGGGGGGCTTAAGAGCCGCATTATCAAACATTATGTTCCCATCATCAATGGACTCGTCAACAAGTTCCTCGGAAAGCTTAATCTCTATGTTGACTTCACAATCGATGA